CAATACTTGATGCATAGATAAAACCCTGACCGCCACTAATTTTGTCATCTGGGTCAAACATGTCTTGACTAGCATAAGTGTGATTAGTACAGACCATACCTACATTATAACTGCCAAACATGTTTACACAGTTGCGTACAAGTGCAGTAAGTGCTTTAGGCTTGCGGCCTAGATCGCCTTTCATTTCACCTGCTTCAAATTGATTAACGTCTGTGGGAGTTAACAACATGCCCAACGAGTCAATAACAAACATAACTTTAGGACGTTCGCCATCCGGCAATGCTTTATAGTCACTCATAAACGTTGAGATAGTCTTTGCTACATCGTCAATCATAGCCATGCTCAACTTTAAAAGTTTTGACTCTGAGGTGTCGACACCCAATGCCTTAAGCCAATCTTCGTCAAGTGCGTTTTCACTGTCAACTAGCACAACAAAAATTCCTTGCTCTTGCGCATTCTTAACAATGTTTCCTGAACAGATATACGATTTACCTGCACCAGAGTCTCCAGCAAATACAGTAACCTTGCCTAGCGGAATACCGCGAGTAAAGTCGCCGGAAATAAGATAGTTTAATGCATAGTTACCAGTGCTGATCCAATCGGTAGGATCATTAAAACCAATGCTCAATCCATCAATTGATTTGGTAATTTCCTTTCGGAATTTTGAAACGTCAAATGGTTTTCCCATAATTTTTCCTCTTATATTTTAAACAACTTTAATCTCATTAACTTTAAGTTTTTGAGAGTCTATTTCTAGGTCAAACCCTAGTTCTTTTAATTTTAGCCCAAGTAGATCTATGTCAATACAATTTATGTCATGTGCATTATTAAAATCAAATTTAATATTGCTGTCGTTAACTGTAACTTTATATTCTTGTGGGAATATAAATTTCTTTAAATCTCTTTTCAAACATGCACTTAACACACCATCTACTAATATCATTAAATCGCAGTCGTGCAACGATTCAGATATTTTTTTTCTACCTTTAAATTCATAGGTGTTGCCATATTGTAGCACATAATCTCCGGTGTTGTAAAACCCTTCTGAGTCAGACTCAACCTTTTTGCTAACGCCCGGGCCTTTTACACATAAAAATCCATCAACAATTTTAGTTTGGTAACATGAAAACAACTTGCCCATGTCTGATAAATTTTCTACATGAATTGAATCAACAGTTTTGGTCATTACAGGTGGTAAGCATTCTGTTGCTCCGTATATAGAGTGAATTCGTTTAGCACCCAAGGACAAGCACCAATCAATAAAACTAGATGTTAATAGTTTGCCGCCGGTTAAAATTTCAATACCATTAAATGCTCCTCGCAAATCGGCATTGTGATTTTTTAATGTAGCCAAGTGAACTTCAAAGAAAGCTGCCTTGTCGATCATGCGTTTTTTTGCATAGAACATTAGATCGTATATCGAATCGGTTGATGTTAAAATTCTAGTACCACCAATAATTGGTCCAAACACGCCCATACTAATAACTCCGATGTGATTAAAGTTTGAATGTGTAAAAAATCGTTCATTGGGTTTAAAAAACGAACTAGCCAACTGTGATGCACCAATCAAAGTTTCCGCAGTATGTTGTATTAACTTTGGTTCGCCGGTGGAGCCAGATGTAAATGCAGATATAGCAATTCTGTTAAGATCTATGTTGTCAGGCACATATTCAAATGTTGAATACTGATCTTTTGTAGACTCTGTGTACACTAATAAATTATCTGCCACAGGATTGCGCAATTGATATACTTCATTGGAAATTATCATTATATCCACACACCGGCTAATTTCTTGAATAGCAGTCCCAGCCTGGGCAGTGGTATATATTTCGATGCCAAGTTCCATTGAGGCAAAGAATACACAAATAGAATCAAATGTTACAAAATCAGCAATGCTTACTTTTTGAACATTTTTTTCAAGTAAGATAGTTTTCCAACGTTGAACATTCTTTAAAATATCACTTTTAAAAAATAGATCAAAACTGTTCACAGAATAAATTGAAAATTCATCGTGAATTAAATTTTGAGAATTTAAGAATTGAAGACTTGCGTTCATTGAATAACAATAAAAACACCCCAGCATAACGCTGGGGCGAACAATGATATTATTGTTTTTGTCTTGCGCGAATCATAGCCAAAATATCTTCGGCTTTCTGAGTCGGCTTAGTAGATGCTACAGGTGCTGTGGCTGCTGGAGCATCGTCTCCATCGTCAAATGGTGAGGATGTTGCAACTGGTGCCGATTTGACCGGTGCAGGGGTATCCTCGTCAACGTCAGCAGATGATGGTGCAGTAGTTCCTGCTGGTGCTTGCACGCCTGCTGGACGGAAGTATTGTCCCCAACGTTCTGTGTCGTATGGTTGACCATCTACTGATGCTTCAAACATTTCTTTGATAACACGCAACTCAACATCCGTTGGTTTCTTTGGCAAGAATGTTGAAAGATCAAACAATCCCTCAATCGCTGCCTGTTCAGCTTCGGTCAACGCTGACTCTTTGCGAGCCCACTTACTGGTGTTATAGTCAGCATAACCGCCCTTAGATGTTTTAGTAATGCGGAAGTCTAACCCACGCATTAAGTCTGTTGGCAATTCTTCCAACTCTGGATCCATCAATGCACCTTTGATAATAGTAAACAATTGAGGTCCGATGATGAATCGACGAATTGGATTAGCCGGTGTTTTGTCATCGCTTAGTGGGTTCTCACGCACAAAACCTTGGAAAATGTAACTGCGTTTTTTCCAGTACTTACGACCCATGTCCTCAAGGCTCTTGTCCTTAAACCATGTACGTACTTCTGCCAAGATTGGGCAAGCTTCGCCCCACATTTCAACGCAAGGTACCTGCACCATTGTTTGTTTGCTTTCTGATTCGCCTTTAATGCCAGCGAATGGTAAACGAATCATTGCTCGTTCAACCCAGAAAAATGTATTTTTGGAATTGCCGTCTGGTAGGAATCTCAGTGTAGCCGATTGGCCCTCGTCCATGTTCCAGTGCGGATAAATTGCATTGTCACCACCAGTGGATTGCCCACTTTGTTTACTTTCAGCTGCCTGAAGTCTTGCTCTAATTTCTGCTAAAGATGCCATAGTTTTTCTCCTTTAAGTTGCCTATGTTTTGCCTAAAATATGCCTAAGCATGTTGCCTGTGGCACTGTGAAACAAAAAAGCGTATCACTGTTGTAGTATATACGCTTTTCTTCTCAGTGTCAAATATTATTTATGACTAAGTTGTTCTAATTTAAATTTATCGGATACCAGATATTTTAAGTATACGTGATAGTTCAGATTCGGCTAGTGGTGGGGTGGCTGTGGTTATTGCACCATAACATTCTTCCATTCCATGCACTGGGCAGTGTTCTCCCGAGCCAGATTCGTTGCACTCTTCAGATTCCGCCTGTGCAGGTTTAATCAAACTCTTGTATTTTAATGCCCAAGCATCTTTGGTAATGTGATATCGTTGAAAGAAGGCTCTAGGTGACATCTGTATCCAGTCTTGATACTCAATATTAAGATCAGACATTTTGCTTTCATCAACTGTTGAATCTTGGTTTTCTGGAAAACTGATGCCCAATTCTTCTAGTCTCGATACCACTGCAGGATCGTCCCAACAGTTAGCATCTGGATTTTGATCGGCTAGATCGCCAAGTCGATCAAATAATTCATCATCCCCAACTAATCCATAAAGTTGTTGTGTAGCATTCATTGCATCTGCGCCCACAATCAATTCTTGGCTTAACAACTTGTTGAGCTCTGCCTGTTGTTCGGGGGTGTCGGGCAATGCCCAAGTACCTTCGGTTATATTATTAATCCAATTTTCAAATACTGCTACTTCTTTCATGTTGTTACCTTTTTGTATTATTTTTGCCATAATAGGCAATGCACTTTCAATGCGTGTATCCAAAGTTTGCTCAATGAACAGGTTTTTTATGTTTTCAATCAGTGATTCGGTTTCATTAATTTCTTCGGGTTGCCAAGATTCAAAGTAACTTGTGTATCCGCGGGAATTTGCTAGCTTCTTGATATTTTTCTTTAAAGATTCGTAATAGGCTGCGGTTTCATTAACATACTGCAATGCATCGCCTTCGAGTAATCGACTTTGTTTTGCGCGATTAAATCTAGATAAGATGTTTAATTCTTCTATTATGTTAGAAATATGGTGTCCTCTTGCATCATAAGGGCGTCCACCCTGCCGTACATGTTCGAGCATAGCCTTGGCGCCACTGAGTTTGGTAAATGGTAATTTAAAACGTTCACCTTGTGCTGTTTCAATGAAAATGCTTTCAATGTACCGAAATCTAGCATCGTTTTCCCCTAGGGTACGATTGTGTCGCAGTATTAATCTTGCATTTTCGGGTTTATCGCTGTAGCTGACTTTTCTTGTGCCTGAAAAACCTTCAAATAATCCTTCTTTTAATGCAGCCATGCCTTTCATGCTGTGCTTTAGTCTTCCAAGATTTTTTAAACCAAAAGAATACAAGTTTCTTTTAGCAAACATTTTTAATTGATACAAAAAGTCAAACCATTCTTTTTTATCATCGGGCTCCATTGCTTTGCCAACATTATCTCCAAAATAGACATCTAAGTTGTTGTCATCTAAAATAATAACCACAGTTCCATAATTGGTGCCAGTTGACGAAATATAGTCAAAACTAAACACTTCCCCGTCTGCAGGGTTTGTTAAATTTTGACCACGGCTGTTTAAAATTTCGGGATCATAATTACGCCCTACTAATAGATCAAACAGTTTATTTTGTATTGAAGTATCTTTCATAACTTATATTTATTACAGTTTGTATTATCGCATGATACTGATAAAGGGCAATGGTTCTACTATTGGATCGCCGTGATCACGCATTTGTGTATCCATTTCAGAGTGATATTGTTGTAACAACTGCATCATTCTGACTGCTAACAGTGTTGACATAACTAAATCGTCGGTTTCTCCTACCTTAGCCGCATAAGCTAAACCGTGTGCTACAAATGTCTTTAATTCACTGATTAAACTCTTACTATTAATTTTCATTTTACGGGTTTCAACTAGCACTTTAAGTTTTGCACAGGCGCTGATTTTACTCTTGTTAGTGGTATTAAAACCTTTTCTGTAGCGTCTTCCGCTGTTTGCTCCAGGTTCACTTAAAAAGTAGCCCTGTATGTTTTCTTCCCCAAATTCTGCTATGCTAATCAATGCCGCTTCACCGATGGTATTGTTTTCTACGCTAAAATATACACTTTTTTCGTCTCTGACTATTGCGTTAACATATGAACATATACTGGCTAAAATCTTTACCTGTTCGGGTATTGGTGTTCTGTTGTGTCTCCACTCTGCTATCTGGATAGTGGTGTTTGCTTCGAACACTTGAATGGCAGATGGATCGCCACCAGTTCCCAGGCTAGGGTCAAGTGCTACTACATAAATTTTATCTTTCTCTGGTTGCTTGTACCAACGAACTTGTCCTGTTTTATGCAACGGTTCAATACCTTCAAGATCAATTAGTGTGGTAGGAGCAATAAGTGTTTCATCATTGATAATGAATTCACAGTCCATTTCTCGACGGAATCGATCAACTCCAAGCTGTGCTCGTTGTTGGTTGGCCCATTTCTCGTCACGATCCGGATGTTCGTTCCAGTAACTGCGATATGCTTTAAATCCATTGATACCTAGGTTTGTAGGGTTGCCAAACTCGTCTTCAGTTTTGTTGGCACCTTTCCAGATAAGAGCAAACTGATCTTCGTCACTGTTAGGGGTTGATGTAATAATAGCTTTACCACCTGTAGCCAGTGTAGGACTAATAGATGTCCAGAATTCTGTGGCAATACTAGGTCGAACAAACGCAAACTCGTCACAATACAACAGTGAAATAGACATACCACGACCGGTATTTTCTGTGGTTGTTGCACTTACAATACGACTGCCGTTGTCAAAATCTAAATTACCTTTATTATAGCTGGTAACGCCGGCACGTATATGATCAGGTACGCTTTCGTATGCGTATCGAATACGTTGCATAATTTCTTGTGAGCCGGTATATTTGTGTGCGGCAACTAGAATTGTAGAATCTGGTACAAACATTGCATACCATAACAAGTAACCAGCAGCCGATGTTGACTTACCAGTTTGTCGAGGCATCATTGATATTGAATATCGATTTTGGTGATATGTGTCAATTAATCTCTTTTGATAATCAAAAGGATGATACTGCATCCTTCCACGAGTTGGATGCTGGATATAGAAAAAATGGTCCATAAAATATTGAGGGCCGGTGTCGGGGTCGGCGCACAGCATAAACTCGCGTAGTTGTTGTTCAGTGTAGCTAACTGAAAGGTATGCTGGTTTAACTAAATTAATTTCCATATCTAACTTATAATATTCCTATTGTTTTTTCAACAAACAATTCTTGTGCCGCTGGACCAGCGTGTAAAAAGTCTCTGGCAAATCCAATGGATGCAGTTACTGGCCACTCGTCCACGGCACTCACTAATATTTTAGTATCGTATTGGTACGCCAAGTATTTACATGCCATAATATTTTTACGACGATTAGTTTTGTAATTATCTTGATGCATAAACCAATTGCTTAGATAAAAATCACCGGGATTATATCTTGGACTCATTGACTCAGGTATGAATACTTCTGATTCGCCGTTTAACAGTATTTCAATTCTAGCTTCGGGTGGGCACAAAAATACTATAAATTTAGGCTTTAACAAAGGAAGATAGTAATCGAGTAATCTAAAACAAGTGTCGGCGCCAGTTCCACCAATACCAAGATTATAAGGTGTCAGGTTTAATTTTTTCCCTAGTATCGCTGGCCAAGTTAACTCTAAGGGTAAGCCTATGCCTTGTGTATAACTACAACCTATTGCTATAAAATTATCAGTTGCCCCAAATTCGTCGCATCTAAATCCATGACTATTAAATTTATAATTTATTGCGGTTGGGTCAGACCAACCCATTTGCTCAAGGTATGCAAGTTTAGCGGGATTTTGTGTGTTTTTTTTAAAAAACTTTTCGCTATCACTTCCGTGCCATGTAACAACAGAACCGGCAAACCGTGAATTTAAATGTACTGGGGATTTCATAACAGTATATAGCTCACTTCAGGGGTTCCGGTAGCGAATCGGATTACCCAAGGCAGCAGCCGCCTACACCACGGTAACTAGTACCGGTCCTAAGGTGTGTTCTTATTCAGCCCGGCCGCATTTAGCACGTTTAGCATTGGTTAACGCACCAAAGTTAACAGGCCACTCTGCGCCAGGCGATAGTTCACGTGCATTGGCAGGAAAATCAAATTTAACTTTTGCTTTACTCTCTATACTAGAAATCATAGAACGAAATTTAGTCAAGTCGTTGCCCAGGTTTTGATAGGGTTTTGTATGCGGAAACATCCACCCTGCAATTTCGCCTGTGGCATTATTAATTACAATTTTGTAGTAACCGTGTGGTACAATAACACCGTTACCAATAAATTCATCGCCTTGACCGTAGAAAGCACCCACATAAATTGTGTATGGTTGATTGAGTTGTACTGCCCATCCACGTATTGATGTTTCCAATAGTTTCCAAATACCACGATTTAAACTGCCGTGTTGCGGATACATATTAGTCATTAAGAATGATTCGTACTCTACTTGTTCACTCCAGGATAAATCACCATCGGGTGCGGCATGTCCTTTGTCGTAGCCTGTACCTGCGTAATCTGCAGGAGTAGCACCACTGGGCACTGACTTATCAGCAACAAACGCATTGGTTCTTGGCCAGCATCCCAGTGCGTTTTGTGGTAACAAGGTGTATGCAACATAAACAGGAATCTTTACAGGAGCATCATATGCCACAAAGTATGCTTCGCGGCAGATAGGCTGTGCTGGGCGTTGTGTAGATGCAAAGCCGTATGGGCTATGTACTTGACAAGCCTGTGGCGGTAGTGGGGTACGTTGTTCCCATGCCTGTACCGAAGTTGTAAGAAACGCTAAAAGTATTAAAAGTTTTTTCATTATGCTATTTGATAGATACCACAGAGGTCAAAGTGACTACCGGTACTAGTACCGTTGACTGGTGTGTTGTATTTCCAGGCCAAGTCTGTGGTGCTGCCAGAATAGTACAGTTTGTGAACTGTGGTACTGACTGCTGTGTCTGTAATACCAGCAATGTGAAACAGTGACGGGGATCCTGGGCCAGTGGTTTGGTGCAAGGTGCCGCCGGCCATACGTATGGTCTGAGCAGCCGCGAATGGCAAAGTAATTTGATATTGCAGAGTTCCAAAATTGGTGCAGGTAGCAAAATCCACATATACCTGAAAATAACACAGTGGTCCAATCAGGATATAGGATCCAGTAGCTGTTGCACCAGCAGTGGTGCTTGATGCATCTGTGAACTGTGGATTAAATGCTGTGGGATTAGTAACGCCTGAGCCAAATGCTACCAAATTTAAATTACCGTTGGTGTTGCCCACATATACGTTTTGTGTGAGCTGATCAACTACAAGTTCGCTGGGTCTAGCAACACCATTGTAATTACCGATGGTCTCTTGTGCGTTGTCTTTCATCACGGCACGACTGATGCCAGTGATATCGCTGTATGGTGGTGGTGGATTTGCCATGAAAGCCTTAATTGTTAATCATATTTACCAAAAGGCAAACAATAATTTATCTGGTGTAGCCTTTGAATGCGTTGACTGGACTAGTACAATTTACTAATTTGGGTTCTAGGCTGTTGGGAGTACTTATTTGTATCTTTTTGTTAGGTAAACCAGCCATTTTTAAGGCTTGATCTATAATTGGTTCAACGCCAGCATTAAATCCGCCAATTACTGCATCCTCGCCAAATGCAGCTTCTGCACTCCATTCGGGCAATTTTGGAATGTTATCGGTGCCAGCATCACTACGGGCACGAGCCATTGCAACTCCTAGTCGGTATATTTTGTAAGGGTCACTTGACGGCACGCCGGGCAATACAAATATATGATTCATAGGGTCTGCTTGCTCGGGTGGCAAAGATTTTTGTTCGACTATAAATTCACAGGCTCTCATCTTGCATAGCCTTTAAATGATTGCATTGGACTTGAAATGTTTACTGCTGGATGTTCTTGGCTTTTTAAATCGCCTTTGTTTAGATCTTTGTACTCGGCGCCTGCGGCCTTGTAGCCTTTGATTAACATTTGTTGTTCTTCTTTAGTGTAAGGGTGAGCACTTCGGTCTTTGCCGATCCAAGATTCGCCATCAAGATCAGGAACAAATGTCCCGTCAGTAGATGCCACTGCCATCATTACACGATTTAGAGTGTATGTGCTGTCAGTCCTAGAAGGATCAAAAAACAGATTTAACCCAACAGTTGGATTTTGTTGCCGTTTACTGAGCTTGCCCCTAGACTCCTGGATAAATTCCGTTGCTCGCATAATTATGCAGAATATGGTTGTCTAATACCAGCAATAGTAGTACCCATAGTTGCCGAACTTGCTGTGCCCAATTCAAGTGCTGTCCAGTTGCTACCGCTGACAGTAACTTTGTTGCCCGCTCCTGAATAAGTTTCATAAATGCAGTTAGCTGGAATATTAATTGGCGATGAATATAAATTTCCAACTGGGCTTGCTGTGCCCAGGGCTACAGCATATACTTGATATGTAACAGCAGTGTTGCCTGTGGATATTTGCAATTTGTCTGTGTAAACAGTTGCGTTGCTCAGTGTTGAGTATACATTAGCCATTTTATTATTTTCCTTTTACCATGCACGGCATGACCAATACCGAGCTTTTGTTTTAGGTCCTGGGTTTTCACAGTGATGTCTTGCTCTAAAACTGCGTCTACGGGCTGGATTAGACTTCTTTATTGTCATATCCGGGTCGCCAAAATTAACTTTAACTACGTTACCAGTGCTGGGGTTTTTAACATAAACCTTAGATTTTTTTACGTCGCCTTGCATAGGCTTATTTAAAGGCACGTTGCGACCTTGATAATCAGCTTCATCAACTGCATGTATCGGGTCCAAGGCATCTTGTTCTGCATCTAATCCAATTTCTTTTTCAACGTCACCAAAATCTTCATCTAATAGACCATACTCTTCAAGCAGGTTTACCATAGACTCATCGGCATACAAAACTACACCATCAACTACAGTATCAATTACGTAGCTTTCAACTAAACATTCTTCTCGTATATTAATAGAGAACGAGTCGCCAGTAACTGGATTGTTAGCGGCATACTCACTTTCATTTAAATATTCTAGAAACGATTTCATTTTGTTTTATAATTTTTATAAAGATCAAATAACTTGCGTTCCAACTGAACAGTGTCTTCCATTGTACGTTGTCGATTTAGTTGGCTAGCTAAAACAGGAACAGTAGCCTGTCCAGTAGACTTAGGCCCATTTAATCCGCCCGAAAACTTTCTCAAGTGTGCATCGTCGTTGTCGATTGTTTCTTGGTCTGTGGGCCAATCTGGGCTATTTTCATCAACTTGTCCGGCACAACCGCAAGGTGCTTGTCCGCAAGTTGGGCAAGAACTGTGGTCGTTGCCCTGCATGCCGGCCAAGTTTAGCAATTGCGCTAGTTGATCAGCATCTGCTTCAGTGGCTGTTACTGAAATACTTTTCTGACCATCTGGACCCATGTTAACATTGATAGTCATTTCTTCATTTAGCAATTGCTGGAATCGTTTGTCTAGACTTTCGTAAACACCTTTGCCAAATTGCATGCCGCCTTTGGCTTTCTTTCCGCCTTCTGCTGGTGCAGTTGCCACTGATCCTGAAGTAGTAGTTTCTTCCACTTCTTCTTTCTTAGCTTTCTTTTCTGGCAACCCTTTGTGCTTAGTTGATGCAAAATCTTCTGCATCGCCCTTCTTCATTGTCTTGGCAACTTTAGCAACTTCTTTTGATGCTGGCTTCTCACCTTTTTGTGCAGAATGTACCATGCCCATAAACTTTTGTTGTTTCTTGCTCACTGCTTTTTCTTCCAGTGGTGACACCGAGTATCCACATTCTTCCAAGGCTGCAATTGCTTCGTCAATTTCTTCTCTAGTCATTAATTTTGATTTGCCACTAGGACCTTTGGCACCAATGCTCTTGCCAGCGCCTTTGCCGGCAGGGCGTCCGCGTCCGCGCTTTTCTGTAGATTTCTCTGAGTCATCATCAGCGCCAACACTGTGTCCAGTGTTTGGATCTGTTCTGCGAGTAACTATACGTCCTGTAGCAGTATGTTTAATGTCGTGTTTGGATCCGTGCTCAACATCGCCAACCTTTGGTCGATCCGCACGAGGTTTTTTCCAGGATGTAAATGGATTGTCGTCGTCATTTTTGCTTTCGTCGGCGACCTTCTTGCCACCTTTACGCAACATAGCAAAGTCGTTGGCGTCTAGTTTACCGTTGTTATTCTTGTCTAGTTTCTTTTGACCACCACTAAGTGCGTTCTTCATTGCTTCGGCTGCAACGTCACCTAACATTTCGTCAACTTCTTTCTTGGCGCCAGCAATTTTGTCAGCAAAAGTAATCTTATCTTTTGGTGGTGCTAGTGCGGCAAAGTCACTGGATTGAGCATCACTTAGTTTTTCATCAAGTGGATGAATTTTACTAAGTTTGTCTTGTAACGCTCTCATGCCAACGGCAGTAGTAGGACTTTGTGTGCGTTCTTTTTCTAGGTCTTGCAATGTTAACGGATCGTTTTTGCGTTGAACTGCAGGAATTTGACTCTTGTCTGGTCTACCTTGATAGATGCCTTCTTCCATACCTTGTTCTTCAAGTTGTCCAGCTTTCTTCATCTTCTGAAACTGTGCGCCAGCAATCTTCTCACCTTTTTCACCACCACCGGCTTTGTTAGCTAGAGCTTTAAACCCTGTTGTGGCATTGTTGTGTTTACCCATGTCGCGCTCATTTAATTGGCCGTGTTTTAATTCTGGCTTCTCACGAATAGCGTCGAGAGTTTTGTTTAAATCATAGAAAAAAGTCATATTATTATCCTCTTGGGTTTGCACCAGTGGCTGGTTTAGGTGGTCGTTTTACTTTGGTCATCGGACTTGATGTGCCCATTGGTAAACTATTTGTTGTCATTGCTGGTGGAGTTTTTCCACCAGCGACTGTGAATTCGCTTTTATAAGCATTTTTTAATACTACATGATTGTGTGGCTCTGCACTATAGTCTTTCTTCAATGCTTTTTGTTCTGCATCTGGTGCCGGGTAGTCGGTGTCTGTTAATAAGTTTTTATTTTCTTTTTCAACATTAACACGCTCTTTATCAACTCCATCATCGTGTGGAACTGTTTGCATTATAATACGATTAGGATCAAACCCCATTAATTGTGCAATTTGTTTAACTTGCGGTTCAATCGCTGGATATTTAAAACTAACGTCAAAAAACGTTACTTTGTCATTTGAAAATGACGGGAAGTCTGCAGGGTTTAACTGCACCGGGGTACTCTTAACTTCTGAACGTTTTACCACATCAAACTGTGCAAGTTTTGATTCCAAGTCTTTGATAAAACCCGGGAGAACATCACCGACAAGTTTAATTCTATAATTGTATGTACGTTCGCTTTCTGCCAGATATTCTTTAAAATGTTTCATTTGTCGTTTCCTGTGTTATATTTATTCTTTTTGACTGTTTTGATCTCGTGGTCCAAGAATTCGATCTAATAAGTCATTGCGGTTTAGTACTGTACCTTGTGCTATAGCCACTGGGTCTTTGTTAACATCGGTTTGATCTAAACGTGCTTTCTTTAATTGCAGATCGATCATTTTAAGTTTTTTGTTTAACTTAGTGGTTTTAGCTGTTAAAGCATGTCCCAACATAGTACCTGCTACTGCAAATAATTCTGATGCAAATCGACTGTCAACCTGCATGCCAAGATCCATTAAATTTTCATAACTTTCCTTGGCCAAACTAGCAATTTCGTCCATCTCTTGATCAGATGCATCCAAGTCTCTTACCATTGGTAAGGCTGCATCAATCTTACTGATGTTGTCATCAATGATGGCTAGTTGTTGCTTGGTTTCTTCAATAGGGATTGCTACATCTTCGGAAGCTGTAGGCAAATCAAACAATTCTTCGAGTTTTTTAGTCATCCAATATTTATTTGGATATTTTATCTAAATGTTTATTTGCTGCCATTGTGAAACATATCTGTTTCTGTGATTACACGAAATCGTAGCCCATTGCGCTTACACCACTTAGTGGCTGCGTCCCATTTGGCATAGTTAATAGCCACTACTGCTCGATCACGAC